GCAGCTCCATTTGACCAATCGTATGCTCCTCTAAAACAGGCAAAATCGTTTTGTCTATTAATATAGATATCAACTGCTACTTGCTCTAATCCAGTAAATAGGCCGCCAACAGCAGCATACTTATCTGTTATGTTTGGAACAATGTTTTGGTTTAAAGACACAGAGTTTTCTAAGTTTTGAGGATTGTAAAGGAACTGAAACCCGTAAGCCCCATCTATTTTAGTAGAAGTGCTGTCTTGTTGAAGTTGCACAGAGTTACTTGCTGTAGTGTTTGATGAGTATTGCCATTGCCACATAACTCCTCTTCTAAGAGCGTCAGAGACTTTTCTAGGGGTATTGACTCCAGTTTCTAAGTTACTAGGGTCTACAGGCAAGCTCCATTTATGCGGAGGTAAATTAAAATCTATATTAAAAGGGGTAGACGCTTGTTTAGCTGTTATTGAAGGCGGGGGAGGGGTTGTTCCTCCACTATTACCTCCTAATACTTTTTTTCCATTTTTATCTACATAGCTTTTTGAGTTAGTAACTATTTGAGAGTTTAAAGTGCCAATAACTTTATTAAGGTAGCCTACTATGTCAGAAATATTTGCAACATCGTTTCCATTACTGCTTAGATTAGTTCCAGAAATGCCAGTGCTAAGTCCGCTAGTGTACCCGTATTGAGAATCTGTAGTTGCTTGGTGAAAAAGCGCATATTGAGGGTCGCTAATTTGCCAAGCTTGCCCTAATGGTCGAGACGCGGCGGGTAAAGCTAATAAATTCCAAGCTTGATTGGGCCCCCACGTACCAGAGGCTCCTACAGTAACTAAATAGGTAGCTATTTCACCATAAAAATTAATTTGTTGTTGTAGCGCTGCATTAGTAGTGTGGGCGGTATTTGATTTAGCTATGTTTGTAGCTGTTGTTGAGGCTGTGGTTGCAGCTAATTGTTCTGCTTTTGCTTTCATTAATGCAGGGGTCAACGCAGCATCAGAAACTCCATTATTGTACGCTCCAGCCATTACGAAACTCCAATCTGAGCTTTAATATTTTCTGCTTTAAGCGCTTTTTGAACAGCGTCAACCAATTGCTGGCTATTCATTTGGGTTCCACTAATATTTATAGAAACCCCACCATAGTTATGGTTAGTAGAGGTTGTAGGTTGAGCTCCACCAGAAGCCCAGCTTCTTAAATCTTGAGCCATAGCGTTCATTGTAGCTACATCAATAGTTTTAACAGCGTTTGAAGTTTGAGGGGATTGGTTTGTTGTTCCAGAAGACGATCCACCAACAGTTTGCCCTTTATAATGCCCAGCATCCCAGCTAGAAGATTGCATTAATTTAAGAAAATCTTTTTGAGATTTTCCTCCACCTACAAGGGCATTTACTAAATCTGTATACCCGCGAGATTTAGCGTCTGCACCTGTTAATGTGCCGATAGTTGCTTCAAGACCTTGTTGCCAAGATTTATAAGCTTGTACACCCCCAGTAGAAGGGTCTTGATAGTCTTTACTACTTTTAGGCAACAAAGAATTAAAGTTTACAGACCCCTTTAAACCGTAAGAAGTATTAAGCGGGTTGTATTTAGCAGTGTTGTTCCAGTTACCGCCTTCTTTACTTTCCCACATTGTCACGTCAGCTATGCTTTGATCGGTCGGTGTGCCGCCCAAACCTTTAATAAGAGCTTTAGCAAAATCTGCTTGACTGGCTATCTCTCCGCCAGCTTTTAATTTACCTACGCCTGTCTGTCTGTTAAGACCAGTCAACATGTGGTTAGGTATAACCATTCCATCAGTCTGTGGCACAAACAGTTCAGGGCCTTTTTCACCAACAATGTAAGGTTTTTTAGCGTCTGCAGGACCGCCAGTTTCTAAGAACCCTAAAAATGGAAGAATCTTTGGCAATAACTTTGTTAATATGTTTCCGCCAACAGTTCCTACGGCAGTAGTTAGCGCTCCCCCACCAATTCCTTTTACGCCTCCTGCAAAAGATGAAATGCCAGCTAATACTTTAGTTAACGGTCCAGCAGCATTTGCAAAGTTGTTTAAACCAGCGGCTAATGCAGCAGATCCAGCAAATCCTCCTGCCTGTGAAGCAGCTGTAGTTAAAGCCAAACCTGTTTGAGCGGCTGTTTGGCTTGCAAGCTCGTTTACAGTCCCTGAGGATATGCCAAGTTTTTGAGCTTCAGTTCTTGTTAACGTGCTTAGTGGCGCGCCGTTCATACGGGTTTTTGCAATAAGGCCGTCGCCAACCACTTTCATGGCTAGTGGGTCATTATTAAGCAAATTGCTTAACATGTTGTATAAAGCCCCGCCTGGTTGCATAGATACTTGAATGTCTTGTACAGTAGGTTTTGAATTAAATTTAAGAAGAAACGCCCAAATTTGATCGGTAACTTTATCCCAACCTAAAAAGTCACCATTAGCGGATCGCATATTAATGCCAATAGTTCTTAGCATATTTACTGTTTGAGGATTATTAAGGGATGCTTGTGCCTGCACTCCACCAGTAAGCCCTAAACCAGGTTCTAATATAGAAGCAGTACTTGCTCCTTGCAAAATTTGATTAAAGTTTTTATACCCACCAAATCCTGCTGCCTGAGCCTCTGAGATAGCTTGTGTAGAGTCTGCAGCGCTGGTTGCAATTCCTGTATGAGCTAAACTACTTGACAAAGCTGCAACGTTTGCTCTTTGCCCTGCAAGTCCTCCAACCGACCCGCCTAGTCCATAAAAAGAAGCACGTCCTAAAAGCTGATCTAAAGTTACAGCTTGAGGAACTCCAGGCAAAGCTGATTGAATAGTATTAAGTGCTAAATTAGCAGTAGCTAAGTTAGAACCTACAGAGGTTGCTATGCTTGCTATTCTATTGTTGTTATTGCTTGAGGAGCTTGAGCCAGGCGGCTCTTGCCCCCCACCATTTACATCATTATTGTTTCCAGATCCGCCAGACCCTCCGCCTCCACCGCCTGACGAAGGCGGGGCTGGAGGGGTAGGTGGTCGTACAGACACTTGATTAGCTGTAGATATAGGCTTACCGTCTGGACCTAAAAGGGCCTTACCCATATTAGTAAAGGAAGATTCAAGCTGTTTTACTTTAGGAAGAAGTGTGCTCTCAATTAAACTAACAAGGCTTAATAGCTCATTTTTAATAGCCGCAATGGAGTTGGTACTAATACCAAACGCCGATTTAATGTCAGCCATTATTATCTCCTGCCTCTTTTAGCTCTTTCAATCCAGTTTAATCTTTCTCTTACAGATAATTCTTTAATATCTGCTAGAGTCCAACCAGTAAAACTTCTTGTTAAAAACTCATATTGATCTAATAAATTCTCGTAATCCGAGTCTTTATAAACGAAACAAATCTACAAGACTAAGTGGTAGCGCCATTAGCTCTCCACATGCCTTGCAGGTCTTGCTCACCTCCCCTAGGCGTGGGCCTGGGTTACGGCTAATAATTTCTTCTACAATCTTTGATCGGTCTGCCATGCCCATGTTGAGAACAGTGCTTGCTCCAATAGAAGGCATATTATTTACAGATCTAACACATCCAGCTAGCAAAATAGTATTTAACTCAGAAGGGGTTTTATCAGAATTCTCTAATAATTTTTTTTGAGTAATTCCTGTAGGAAGTGAGACAACCGCAATACCTTTTCCTGTTTGCACAGTAAATGTGCGGTCAGCCACGGGGTCTTCTAGTTCTTTAACAGGAACATCTTCATTAAAATCAATAGTAGTGACCTGGCCTTCTCCACAGCTTGCGCAAACCACGTTATAGTCAACTGTGTTACCAAAGGTAACTCTTCGGACTCCAAGAAGGATAGCGTCTCTGTCCCCAGACAATAGAGCGTCTAGGTCTTCACGGGTAGCGTCTCTGGAACCGATTTTTACAAGCCCTCGTTGAAGTAGGATATTAAGAGCTTTACCTGTGCTAGTTGCTTTGGCAATTGCCTCTTCATCTACACCATTAAGCTCTCTAACTTCTGCCTTTTTAACTAGTTCTCCACTGCTTTCTATAAAACCGCCTGGAAGATTAACTTCAGGTCCTAGAGGAGCCTTAGTCTCAATGACTTGTTCTGGCTCCTCTAGCGCCTGCTGAGCGAATTTGTTTACGAGTTCTGCGTCAGTAATTATTTCTGCCACTTATTGTTCTCCTTATAAGTTATGTATTAGTATTGTGATGCGGCGTTAAATCCATCTGCTGTTTGGCCAGAACCAGTGACAGCATTAGCGGGATTTAAGTAGTAAACAGATAGACCTTCATGGGTTAGGGTCATACTCTCAAACAAGATAGATCCATTGGTAGCATCTAGGTCTGTATAGTTTAAACCAGTGATAAACGCATTATGAATTTTAAAAGCCATAAGAGGAAAATCACTGTTCATATTAGTATTTGGGTGATCGTTTACTGTGATATAAACGTCTACACGGAAGTTATTAGCTCCTGTTCCAAAAGGTCCGCCACTGTTTAGGCCTGAACCCTGTGCTGCAGCAAACAATCCGCGCATCCAAACCATAGCTTGATCATTGCCATAAACAACGCCTCGGCTAAATTGAATTGGTTGAAACGTTGTCATACCAGGCATTTGGTGAACGGTAGTGTTGAAGCCACCTTCACGATAAGTGATATTTTGAGTGTTGATAGAAAGGCCGCTGATAGTAGTAAAGCCGCCCTGCCATCCATTGGATGTACCATTAGGGTTACCTACTGTTGAATCAGAAGTATCAACAATACGTGAATCAAAAGGTGCAGCATCTCCAGTTTTTACAAAGCTAGCTCGAAATCGAAACGAGCGTAGCGGGTCAGTAGCAATACTAGAGTAAAGCTGATTGAGTGTTGTTGTTGCCATTATTGGTTATCTCCTTACCCTTGTGTGATGGTTGTTCCACCATCAAACTGGCCGATGTTGATTACTACGAATTCAGCTGGGCGCTGTAGGGCAACACCAACTTGAATATTTACATACCCATTATCAATAGCTGATTGAGTGTTGTTGTCAGAATCGCATTTAACAAAGAATGCGTTTGATGCTTGTGATCCTGCCAAACCGCCTTGACTCCAGAAAGAAGTTAAGAAATTGCTTACTGTTGCATTTATACGAGCCCATAGACGCGAGTCATTTGGCTCAAAGATAGCAAAACGAGTTAGATCTGTAAGAGACTTTTCAAGGTAGATTAAGGTACGTCGTACAGGAACATACTGAGTGACAAATCCAGGTTGTAGAGTGCGTGAGCCAAACACAACAATTCCAGCGCCTGGGATGTAGCGAATGGCGTTTACTGGTGCAGCGTCTGAGTTAAGTGCGTCTAGGTTTGCACTTGATAGAGAAGGAACAGATACAGCTCCTGCAACTCTAGACCCTAAACCAGCAGGGGCTTTAAAGACTCCTCGTGAGGCGTCAGTTGCCGCATAAATTCCCATTACAGCTCCTGCAGCTCCAACTGTCTTTGTAGAAGTTGAAGGCGCTCCAACTCCAGCGGTTGGATCGGAAATTGTAATTTGTGGGTAGTAAACAGCTGCGTATGATGAGGATGTATAGCTCTCAGATAAAATCAACTGGCTAGCTGGATCAATTGTAACTCCATCACTTAGAGCGCTTGTTCCAGCCGCTCCAGTATAAGAAGTTGCATCAATAACTACAAATGAGTCAGTTCGACCAGATGCATATGAGATAGCTGAGTTAATTGTTGAAGCATCTGTAAAGCCAGCAACGTTAATCAGTAAAGAGTTTTGAATAGTGTCAAATGGGCTTGGTGAGCCAAACGCAGCAGCTACAATTGTTGACCCTGTTACAACAGATCCGTCTGAATAAGAAGTAAGAGCGATATTAGTTTGTGTTGAGGGGTTGCTAATTGGGGATACCGATGTAGATCCTAAATCAGTAGCGACAATGTACTTAGAGCTTTGATTGATAACGTTTACAGCGTAGCGTGGATCTGTAGACTTCATAATCAAGTTAGGCCATTGCTCAACTAAATATGCTGAGGTTGTTCCACCCAGGTAAACTGAGATATTAAAGTAGTTGCTTTGAGTTATGGCAGATGCGCTTGCTCCAGTTACTGCTGTTCCAGTTGCAGCGTTAGACACTGTAAACTGAGTTGAAGTAGCTGTCGCAATTGTTACATTAGTCAAGTTAAATGCAGAGGTTGAAAGTCCTGTAATAGATACAATTTGACCGGCTGTAAAAGTGTTGTTAGCTGTGTAAGTTACTACACCGCCAGTAGCTGATGCGGCAGTAACTACGGCATTTAAAACGCCTGTGTTAGAGTTAGAAATGGTTACGTTGAGGCTTCCTCCCCAAGATCCAACACTTGAAGCAGATAGCTTCAGTGTAGGTTGAGGGCTACCTGCGTTATCGCTAAAACTTCTTGTTCCTGCGGTAGCGCCGGACCCAGGTACGCGAAGAACGTAAGTTCCGCTTCCACCATTTGCAAAGTACAAGTAGACTGCAATTGGTAGGTTGTTATTTGCAATAGTATTCCAGCCGCCGTACAAAGATGTGTACTGGCTCCAAGAAGTGATCAATGTAGGTGTTGTTGGTCCTCGGTCTGACGCACCAACAAAAGCTCCAACTGTTGTTGAAGAGGCACCAGCAATAGGTGCAATAGGGTTTAACGTCTCTTGAACGTATGTCCCAGGTCTAGCGTATGTTGCCATTATGTCTCCTTATTAGTTTGACGTGATTACTTTTGGTGGTAGGGTTATTAGTCCAGACGGGATATACGAAGTAGTAGTATCAATATTGACATGTGTAACAATCTGACTTGCAACCGCATTTGCCTCTATTGGGCTCATTTGGCTTAAGATTCTAACTGTAAACACATTTCTTAAAAGACGACGGTTTCCAGTTTCACCTTGAACGGCGTCTCTTTTTGTAAATCCATCAAGCATCATAGAAAGACTTGCAGTCTCTGTGCCAAGTTGGTTAGGGACATTTAAGTATCCGTACTTTGATGGAAATTTATTTAGCAGCGTGTACATAAGGCTGCGGTCATGCCGTGGATGACGAGCGTAGCTAGTTACTTGGTAAATAAGGTCATAAGCAATAGGGGTTTCGTATTCGTAAACAATTCCATCTTGAGGTGCAATTGTTCCTTGATAATCAGTATCCCTAATAATTCCATAAGTTTGACGGTCTGTACCCGCCATGATGTCAATTAAGTCAATTGTAATGTATGGGAATGACTGGTCACGAATTTCAACGTCAGGGTACCCAAACCAGACTTTTACAGGCCGATCTGAATTAGCGTCATCTGTTACCGTTATTCCACCTAGTAAAGTTTTAAGTGCCAAGTCTTCAGCTATAATAAAAGGATTACCCATTAAATAATTCCTAACGCTGGAAATATGTCATTAACTACTGCATTGGAAAGGTATTTAGTAACAGTCTTAGGCGCACGAAGAATAAATGGACGAATTACTGCATTAGGGATCTTCCCTGGAGCGCCGTACTCTTCATCTTCAATCTTTTCAGCAAGCTCGTCAGGATAATCAACAGATATTCCGTAGTTATCATCTACATCCACAGTAAGAGCCTCAATAAGGTCTACAGGCCAGTGAGAAGCTCGGCCCATTGACCTAAGCTCTTCTGTAAGAATAGGAATTAAATCATCAGATAATTCTGATGCAATTTGATTAATGTTTGCGCTTTTTAATGGCATTCTTAACCACCTTAGCCGCTATGTAAGCCTCCGCCGATCTTGCGAGAATATGTCTATCTACTTCTGGGATGTTGACTTTAATAGCCTTGATGAATTCAACATCAGAGGGCTTGTCTATCTTTCCAGACATAGTTACTCCTAGGGAGAGGCATAGTGGTTCGCAAGGGTGGAGCTTTTGTTCCGCACGGAACTATCTTAAGTATAAAGAAAAAGCCCCCATTTCTGGGGGCAAAGTCTTATTTCTTTTTAACCTTCTTAGCTAAAGCTTTATCCATTTTCATGTCTTCTTTAGCAGATGGCTTTTTCTTGTCCATCTTTTTGTCTGCTTTTTCAAAAGCAGCCTTTTGCTTAGGAGACATGCCCTTCATAAGCTTAGCGTCTTGCTTTTTGTCTTTAGCTTTTGCCTTTTTATCACGGCACCCACATGTAGCGCACATATTACTTGCCCTTCTTCTCGTCCTTCTTGCCTTTGATGGCAAGCTTAGTCATTTTTGCTTGACCGTACTTTTTACGGCCAGCTGCTGCAGCAACTGCTGCAGGATTCTCTGCTCCAGACTTAGCGGCTTCTTTTTCAACTTTCTTGAAACGAGCTCCTGAGCCTAATTTAGCTTTTGCCATTTTTTCTCCTTAGGGCTTTTTTACAACTATGTTAGCTGTGGTTTTAGATGAAGACTTAACAGATATGTTTTGTCCTTTTTTAGTTATTCGGATACTCATGCTGAGGTTACCATCAATAGAGCTACTTTTGGAGAGCCAGATGCCGCAATAGCGTAAAGTTTTTCATTTGAACCTAGGCTATCAATTGTAACGGAGGCTCCCGCGGCAACTGAAACGCCGTATGAGGAGGATGTCACAGCAGATCCACCAATATATACAACAATAGACGCGTCCGTGTTTTGTACAGAAATGCTTCCATACTGCCAAGCATTACGAGTTTCTGGACCAACAGTGACAAGAGCATCGTTGTTAAGTAGTGTTGCGGTTGAGCTGTTAAGAGTAACAATTGAGTGTGTTAGTGCCATGATTCTCCTTAAAGAGGGGTGTCTACATACTGAGTAAATTGAGGATCGTTGACCATTTCTTCTGGCATAACCTGCACTAGATCAACCGTTAGAAGGACAAAGTTCTCACTAATGATACCGCTTTGCTGAGACTTGTAGGGGCGAAATACCTGCCCCTTCCATATAACTCGGTCGCGGTCGCGGTTATCTGGATTGTCCATAGTTCCTGGCGCAATCTTTTCAATGTCTAAAGCATTAATTGTAAGATGAAGGTAGTCAGCGTTATAGAAACCTTGTTGACTGGTTTTAGAGTCGCCCTGTTGAATAACGGCTCGAATAATGGGTATAACGTAGGGGCCAAACCAAACTTTACCGCCAGAACCTGTTAGGTAGGAGTCTCCAACATCGTAGATTGGGTCTACAGTAGAATCGTCAAAGTCAAAGATATACCACCAAGCGGTAGTTCCTACTGGGTTTGTTAAATCGTCGGTTATGCCGTTTGATATTGAGTTACGCTCAAAGTCGCTGGAAAACCTTCCACCTGGGGTATACGCGCGGCTCACTCTACGGGATCCCAGCTCTTATTTGCCTCATTCCAGAAATAGTTTTTACCGTCATTTGGCATGGGAATAGGCGATGTCCACAAATAAGTGCTCTTATCTAAAATCCAAGATGCAAAGGGGGGATTAGGGGTGTAGAACCCAACTCCATCCCAAAGCATGCCTATACCTGCGTAGTTGTACCCAATTTGTTGACCTCCGTCAGGGTTTCCATCTGCGCCGTAGTGAATCCCTCCACGAGTGTTATAGCTTGTTTTTACCCATGTACCCCCAAAGGAATCCATAAGTAATTGGTAACCCTCAGTGGGATCGTTATTATCTCCAACAGTTACTTGGGTAACAACTCCGTTTTCAACTTTTGCCCAATGCGCCATTATCCACCTACCTGAGATCTTGTATATCGAACAATTACAACTCCAGAACCACCAGGTCCGCCAGCAACATTTGGGTTTGTGTTGTAAGGATAAGCACCACCACCTCCACCAGAAGTAGGAGCTCCTCCGCCGCCTACTCCGCCCCCACCGCCTGCTCCTCCAGCTCCTCCTCCAGAGGTTCCAGCGCCTCCGCCGCCGCCTCCGTAGTAACCGCCAGAACCTGTTCCTGTTGCCGTTGCCCAAGAAGAGTAAGATCCTGTGCCTGATCCCCCAGATCCGCCAACATTTGTTGTTCCATTTCCTCCTGCGCCTCCAGCGCCACCGCCTCCTCCAGCGCCTAAAGATCCAGAGGGGAATCCTCCAGAACCATTAGAAGTTCCACCAGCGTTTCCTTGGCCAGAGACGCCAGCTCCAGGGGTTGGGGTGTCGCTGCTAGTAGTTCCGCCGTAATGGGTGTCCATAAACCTATCACTTCCAGATGTGCTTGCAACCCCTCCACCTGCCGCAGTTAAACTTCCTAAACTTGAGGGGTTACCGCCATATGAACCGCCGCCGCCTCCTGCACCAACTGTAACCGTTTGAGAGGTGCTTACTACTTGAGATGCGTAGTATGCAACCCCTCCAGCACCTCCGCCAGAGCCAGCCTCGTACCCATTATCTTGAGTAAAGTTAATTCCATAAACTCCAGTAAAAGATCCACTGGCACCACCACCTTGGCCACCAGACACCACTAAAACGTCTGCAGTAAGGCTAGTGTTTGAAACTCCAAGTGTTCCATTTGATGTAAACGTTCTGTAATAGTAAGTAGCATCAGATGAGAGAGTGCCCCCCGTCACGCTTGGATAAAAATTTACGGTAACTGAGGAGGAGGCGCTAGAAGGCAAAGAGGTTCCATTAGCATTTGTAGCGGTAACCGTATATGTATAAGTCCCAGCTGTGGTTTCAGCGATAACTATAGGGCTTGATGCTCCTGAAGCATACGCACCACTAGAAGATGTAGCTGTGTATTGAGTTATAGATTTTCCACCAGAGTTAGAAGGAACTGAAAATGCTACCGAGACTGACCCAACGCCAGGTGTATAAGAAGGTGTTCCAATTGTGGGGGCCGCAGGCACGGTAGTTGCTGTTACAGAGGAAGATGATCTTGAAACGCCTGAAGTCCCTGTAGAGTTAGTGGCTGTAATTGTGTATGTGTATGAAACGTTTGATTGTAAGCCTGTAACAGATAATGGAGAAGCTGAACCAGATGCTGTATAAGCTCCTGGGTTAGAGGTTACTGTGTAACTGGTAGGGGCTCCTCCAGTAGCTGCTTTAGTAAAAGCCACGGTAGCAGCGCCGTTGTTAAATGCTTTTCCAGAGCCAACGTCTGTAACCGATGATATTGTTGGCGCGTCAGGAACATCTGGTATTGTTGTATTTCCAGCGTCCGCATTGCGGTATTTGTTCCTATTTAAGGTGTTAAGTCTGCTTGCCTTCTTAATCACGACTTAATCTCCTTAGTTGTCTTGGACTTGTGCGTCCTCATAGGTGTGCCCACCAAGTCCTGAATTACTAGCTTTAGTAGCGGACATTAGGAAATCTCACTTCCAAAAGCACTAAATGAGACAGTTGTTGCAGAGCTGTAAACTTGAATTGTAGCGCCATTTTGTAAGGTTATACCTAAAGTTAAAAAGGTAGTATCGTTGGCGTTTACAGTGGCTCCATAAACAACCATGTTTGCGGAAGAAGGCGCAGAGCTGTTAGGTACCACAGCAATTCTATAAGTTGCTGCGGTTGAAGTCTGGTTGCATACCGATATGGTAGAAATAATTGCAGAAGAGGTCCCACTAGGGGTGTACAAAGTGGTATATGTGCTTCCACCCGCGGCTGTGGTTTGCTGACCTAGTATCTTATAAGCGTTTGCCATGGTACTCCTTAAATGGTAGTAAAGCTAGGATAGTAAAAAGTAGAGCATTTGTACCCCTAAAGTAGAGATGTGATACCATATCCCCATGAATCTTGTCCAGCGCTCTGTTTCTAATGGGGGAAAGCTGGCCCCTTTAGTAATCCCAGAAGGTCTAACTTCAGGCACTGGGCTTATGAATCCATCTATCTTTATTGATGATGATGGGGACATTTTAGTCAACTTGCGCCATGTAAATTATACACTGTACCACGCTGAGAACAAGCAGAGGTTCCCCAGCCCCTTTGGACCTCTTGCTTACCTTCACCCTGAGAAAGATCAGCGCTTAGTTACAGAGAACTATCTTTGCCGTTTAGATGAGAACCTAGAAATGATCAACCATACTAAGGTTGAGATGCTCCAACTCCACGAGCCTATTTGGGAGTTTGTAGGTTTAGAAGACGCGCGCCTAATGCAATGGGAGGGCGTTTACTACTTAGTTGGGGTTCGGCGAGACACTACTACCCATGGCCAAGGTCGTATGGAGTATAGCCAGATTGAGATTGACAAAGAGACTTGGGCAGTGAAAGAGATAAAGCGCAAACGCATACCCGCTCCAGCGCCTGATGCGTCTTATTGTGAAAAGAACTGGTACCCCATATTAGATATGCCATATTACTTTGTAAAATGGACCTCACCTACAGAGATTGTTTATGCGCATCCTACAGCTGAAGAGACTAAACAGATTAGTGTTAGAGAGTCTCCACGAACTCCCTTAGACCAACGAGGTAGCTCTCAAGTGGTGCGATGGGGAAACATGTATATTTCTATCTCACATGAGGTAACTCTTTACAAAAATTACTTATTGCAAAAAGACGGTTTATATCGCCACAGGTTAGTCTTATGGGATCAAGAAATGAACCTCATTGGATATAGCAAAGAATTTTCATTTTTAGATGGGCAGATAGAGTTTTGTGTTGGAGCTGCTAAGCAAGGTGGAGATCTTCTTGTTAGTTTTGGTTTCCAAGACAATGCTGCATTTGTTCTTAGAGTACCAGGTCCAGTTGTAGAGGATTTAATTGTGGAGGCTCTTAGTTATGAGAATTGAAGACTTAGTAGTAGAGCTGTCTAAAGATCCTTTTAACCCAGAACTTAATTTCAAATGCGCTTTAGAATACAACAGAATTAATCAAACCGCTTCTGCCGTTTCTTTTTATCTTAGAACAGCTGAGTACGGTGATGAAGTAAAAGACAAAGAGATTATTTATATGTCTTTATTAAAAATGGCTTTGTGTTTTGAGGATCAAACTGACAGACAGCACACTGTAATTAACTGCTGGCGTCAGGCACTCATTGTAGACCCACATAGACCAGAGGCATACTTCCTAATGTCTCAACATTATGAGCGCCAAAAATCATGGCAAGAAGCGTACATGTGGGCAGAGATGGGTTTAAGAAACCTAGCTTCAGATCTTCCTGAGTATGTAGGATATCCAGGAATATTTGCTTTAGAGTTTGAAAAAGCGGTAGCTGGTTATTGGATAGGTAGATATGAAGAGTGCATATCACTATTTAAAAACTTACTTGCCTCAGACATACCTGAAACTTATAAAGAGTCGGTCAAAGGAAACTTAAGGATATTAAATGTTGCTTTTTGATATAGGCGCTAACCGCGGAGATGCCACTATTGCAGGTCTTAATAAAGGTTACCAAGTAGTTGCCTTAGAGCCTGCGCCAAGAGTGTTTGCTGAGCTAGTAAAAAACTTTATTTATAATCCAGCAGTTATTCCTTTAAAGTTTGCAGTTTCAGACTCTAATGGACAACTAATTGACTTGTACGAGGCTGACGAAGATGGCCTATCTTCTATAAATAAGCATTGGCTTACTGGTGATGAGATGCCCTACAAGGGTAAACCTTTTAGAACTGTAAAAGCATATACCACTACAGTTGATTCCTTAGCAAATGTCTATGGAGAGCCTGATTTAATAAAGATAGATGTAGAAGGCGCCGAATGGTCTGTGTTTAAGGGCATGACTAAGCACCACGGAACCCTAACTTTTGAATGGACAAACGTAACTATTGGCGAGCACCAATCTCAGTTAGAGTATTTAAAGTCTTTGGGGTACACAGAGTTTGGCCCACAGTTTATTGAGCACCATCTTCAAGAGCCTAAAGAATGGTTTTCTATTGAAAAATATCGCTTAGACGATTGGGCAATCAAGAACTTAGCAAAATGGGAAGACGGCGGTTGGAAAAAGTCAGGCCTCAGACCTACAGCAGATGTGGGAATGTGCTGGGTTCGTTAATAGTAGTTTATCTGAAATTTATCGCGTAATGCTGAGTGGCGGGAGTGTTATACCTGGGCAGAGCTAGGCCTCTATCATTCAACAGATACAGCCAATCCCTTTTTAGAATACCCGGGGGAATACGCACTTAAGTTTGAAAAAGCGGTAGCAGGATGGTGGGTAGGAAGAACAAAAGACTCTGTAGAGATCTCCAACTCTCTATTAAAACAAGAGTTAAACGATGACTACAGAGTCTGTGTTTCAAATAATTTAAGCAGGATTGTCGGGTTAAGGGCTAACCTCTACCGCATCTGCTAGTACTGTTTCATTCACTAATTGATAGTCATCATTTCCGCATTGATTACATGTAGGGAAATACATTGGCTCGTCTTTTCCACGTTGCTCAATATACTGATGTCCACAACATGCTGACACATATTCAAATCTAACTGTCATTTATTTATCTCCATCTTAGTAGTAAAGAAGAATGCAACCATTACCGCCAGTTCCATTTCCAGCACCCCCACCGCCACCGCCAGAGCCACCCGTTCCACCAGAACCACTAGAAGTATTGCCTCCTACACCCAAAACCCCTGCTCCACCTGCTCCTCCACTGCCAGTAGTTGTGCCCCCCGAACCAAACAGCCCAGAACCACCTGCTCCACCAGTACTGCCATATGAACCGCCGCCGCCTCCAGTAAATGCTCCATTTCCTCCTGAATTCGTGCCGCCAGAGCCACCACCACCGCCACCACCACCAGATAGTCCAGCCCCTCCAACTCCTGCGCTTCCTATAGAACCAGCACCCGCACCGCCTGCACCGCCTCCACCAACACCAGCAGCACCTGATAAGCCACCTGGTGTACCACCTGGTGTACCATAAAAAGAAGTTCCACCTGAACCCCCAGAATATGCAGTTGTTCCATTGTACCCGCCCCCACCGCCTCCACCGCCAAATACTGTTGATGCACCAGCGCCACCAATGTTCGCAGCACCGCTACCGCCTCCACCAGCAATAAGACCCCCAAAAAACGTGTTACCACCAGAAGTCAAGGCTGCTCCGCCTGCTCCTACTATACAAGAAGTAGTAGTAGAGACTTTAGCCCAGCCAATGGTAACGCCTCCACCTCCGCCACCTCCTCCATTATTGCCGCTACTAGACCCACCGCCACCGCCACCTCCACCACCTACTAAAACTGCGTAAACCCAGTTAATACCTGAAGGAATAGTGACAGAAGTTCCAGAGGTAATTGTTTGTTGAAGTGTCAAATTTACTGGTGCGTTAGTTGCAAGTGAAGGAATTAATGTGCTACCCATTATAGTGTTACTCCTGTAATGTGAAAGTTAACTGAAGTTGCTGAGGCACCACCCTGAATTGTTTTACCTGTACCTGCAGATACTACTGTCTGTTTTAAATCAATAAATTGAGTAGAGTTTGCAGGAAGCGCAGTAGTTGTAAACAATGCAGTTCCATCAATAGTAAGAGTAAAGGTCTGTGCTGAGGCTGAGGTATTAGTTACCGCAATATTAGTGACAATATAAGTGCTGCTTGTAGCACCTGTATATAAAGTAGTCGTGACGGTTGTTGTAGCCGCTCCACGAAATAAGGTTACCGGTGTGACTGCCATTTAGATGTACGCTCCCATGATAGTGAGGATGTTGTTGTCGTCTCCCCAACGAAGACCATCTGTCTGCGTTGAGTCTGGTACTAAGGTTTGACGGCCAGTACCGACCGCTTGGTTTGTAATTGCTCCAGAAGCTGTTCCTACAAGTATATCACCCTTAGCTGTAACAGCGGCTGAAGTTAGCACTGTTCCAGAGGTAGGTAATGTTAGGGTTGTAGCTCCAGAAGTTGTAAAGATAAGTGAGTTACCTGTTGTAGATAGGGGAACTGTGTACCTTGTAGTAGAAGGAGAGTAGTATAAGTTGCCCGAAGAATCTACTTCCATATTTCCAGCTGCTGGAGTTGTTAGTAAAACAGCACTGGTCGGGGTAAATCGAAGAGGGGCTGCGGTAGCTGTTCCAGCTGCATGCAGTGGGGAAACTAGTGTGGGGGTTGTAATCGTCGGGGATCCAGAAAATACTACAGCAGTTGAAGTTGTTCCTTGAGATCCAGAAGCTGTATAGCCGGTAATATTGTTAAATGCTGTAATACCTGCTGTACCAGTACCTGTTCCACCGTTTGCAACGTTTAAAGTACCAGCTAATGTTACCGCTCCAGAGGTTCCTGTTGAAGGAGTTAATCCTGTAGTTCCGGCACTAAAAGTAGTAACTCCAGTAGTACCTGTTAAGTAGGTGGTGTTGTTTAGAGAGCCATTACCCATTACAAATTGGGCTGAAGTTCCACCAGAAGTTATATGCTGAGCAGCAGTAATATTTCCAGAGGTAGTAAGAGTACCTTGGATGCTTACCGTTTTCGCTGAAAAATCTCCACCTATTAATGGGGTAGATGTAGTAGAGTTAGCAATGTAAAGTTTGTTAGAGCCTGTTTCATTATATCCAGCTTGATAACCAATAAAGACGTTTCCTATACCAGATCCATTAGAGTATCCTGATAGAGATCCAACAAATACATTATTTCCACCAGCAGCAGAAACTCCTGTTACAGGTACACTAAATCCTGAGCCAGTTCCACCAATAGTTGAAGGATCAGCAGATAATACAGTTGTAGTATCTCCTCCTGCACCACCATTAGTGAGGGTTACAGAGGTTACCGCACCGCCAGAAACAACAATGGTTGCTGTAGGATCTAAAATTGGACCAGTTCCCGCAGTAGGATTTAACATAACTCCTGTATAGGTTCCATTTGTATACCCAGAACCACCAGTAATAGTACCTAAAGTTGTTATGGAAGTGGATAAACTATATCCAGCACGATCTCCAATAAATATGTTCTCAGATCCACTTGTGTTATTGTAACCTGCTCCGTATCCTACTGCTGAGTTGGAATAGCCCGTAGTGTTAGAGTGTAATGAATTAACTCCTACTGCTGAGTTTACATATCCCGTAGTGTTATAATTTAATGAATTAGATCCTACTGCGGTGTTACTTCCAGTTAAATAATTACCTTGATATGAAGCCATAGCTGAATAACCAATAGCAGTATTATATGAATACGAGTTGGTCATTGCTAAAACTGGAACAGAAAATCCTGATCCCGTACCGCCAATTGATGCTGCAGATGCAGATAAAACAGTGGTTGTATTTCCCCCAAGTCCTGTTGTTGTAAGAGTTACGGTTGATACAGATCCACCTGAAATTGTAATATTTGCTTTAGGATAAACAGTCATTGCAGTACCACTAACATAAGTTAGTGTTACATTTGTATAAGTTCCTGCTGTATAACCAGTACCACCAGTAATTGTTCCAAGAACGTTGATTCCTGTACCTGCATTTGTTAATGCTCCATTACCTATTGCTGTAGAATAAGTTCCATAATTATTGCCTTTTCCTACTGTTACACCATCAATACTCTGATCAACGCTAAATGAGTTGTTAGCATTTGTTACTGCAATATTAGTAATAGCTCCTGAGGAACCGTTAACAGTTGTAACACCTGTTGTACCAGTAAGGTAAGTGGTGTTATCTAGTGTTCCATTGCCTTTAACAAATTGGGCAGAAGTTCCACCTGTGGTAACGTGTGAAGTTCCCTGAAGAGATCCGGTTACTACTACAGACGTACCTGTAGCGGCGCCTATATTTGGGGTGACTAAAACTGCGTTAGTATCAAGTACTACGTTATTACCAGTACCAGTAGGTGACTGTAATTGAATAACTCCAGAAACATATTGAAGGCCAGGACCAGTTGTTACTATGCCTTGTAAGCCAGTAGCGCCTTGTGTTCCCGTTGTTCCTTGACTTCCAGTAGCGCCTGTAGAACCGGTTGTTCCTTGAGTGCCCTGTACTGTGTACATAACCTGAGTGGCGGTAACAATAACTCCTGGAGTAATAGGGACTGTTGGCCCTGTTTGAGCACCACTTGTTGCAATACTGATAGTGGTGCTAGAGACCGCCCAAGCAAACTGAATATAATCTCCAGCGTTTAATGTAATAACATAGTTAACTGCTGCAATTAAAGCGCCCGCTCCACCATGAGAAGTGCCTGGGACGTTATAAATTGAGTTAGAGTCGGCTACGTCTGTTCCGTTTTTACGAATCCAAACATCAACGTTATCTGAGTTAACGTCAGAGTTATTGAATTGAAACGAGTACTGGATGTTGTAGGTTCCAGCGTGGGAAAAAGTTAACTGGTTACCGCTAACAATGCTTACTCCGTTTGCCTCAAACTGTGACCCGATGTTGACTACGTACGCAGTAGTTGTACTTGAGGCAGTTTGAGTTGTGGTGTCATAAAAAGAGCCATAGTAGGCAAGAGCACCACCAGCACCTGTGGTTCCCGTGGTTCCTTGAACACCCTGAGCGCCTCCAGAGGTGATCCACGAGGTTCCATTGTAGGTTTTTACGCCCTGGATTCCTGTGTTGAAGTAGGTATCTCCAGAACTAAAAGTTCCAGTAGGGTCGCTGGGATAAGCAGGCAGCCCTACTGGTACCAAAAACTTACGAGACATGAATTACTCCTAATTATTAGCCAGATATTACAAATTGCAATGCACCGTTTGGTGGTGCAGTAATCCAAGAGAAGGTAGTGTGGTTAGCGTCTGTGTGAGTAACATCAACAAAGTACTCAACAAGACTTGTGGGGTCGTATACGTTTTCTGTTGTGTAGAAGGTGTTAAGTCCGTGGTTAACAACCTGTGTACCGTTAGCAGAAAGTCCGCCGTAGTTAACACGATACTTTTCAGCAACTAAGGTTGTATCAACTGAGACAACACCTGCGCTTACAAGAATACCCGAGCCCTGAGTAACTGAAGCTTGAGAGCCCTGAAGACCTTGAACACCCTGTGTACCTTGGTTACCTTGGAGTCCTTGTAAACCTTGAGTTCCTTGTGAGCCAGTGGTTCCAGTAGTACCCTGAGTACCAACGGTTCCCTGTGTACCAGTTGCGCCTTGTGTTCCAACAGTACCTTGAGCACCTGTAGTACCTTGAATACCTGAAGGTCCTTGGATACCGACAGCACCATCAAGGTTAACTGTCCATGATGTGAATGTTCCAGAGCCAACGCTGCCTGTGACGTTTATGGTCATGCTGCCTGTTGCAGGTGTGTAGGCAGTAACGTTACCGTACATTAAGTTAGAGATACTGTTTGCAACAATTACTGACTGTCCAACAGAGTAAGACAGGTAAGTTCCTACAGTAAAGGTTTGAGTACCAGTACCGCTAATGGTCATTGAGGTTGTTGAGGATGTCTGATAAACGTTACCGGCGGTACCTTGTAAACCTTGTGATCCAGTCGTTCCTTGAATACCCTGTGTGCCTTGAGTTCCTTGAGCACCAGTGGCGCCTGTGGTTCCTTGCGCTCCAGTTGTACCTTGAGATCCTGTGGTTCCTGTTGTACCTTGTGAGCCTGTAGTACCAGTTGTGCCTTGGCTACCTGTTGCTCCAGTTGTGCCCTGTGAGCCAGTAGTTCCCTGTGTTCCGTTAGTTCCGTTTGTTCCTTGTGTTCCAGTAGTGCCTTGTGATCCTGTAGTGCCCTGGATTCCTTGTAGACCGCTAGTAGCAAAAGTCCACGCTGCAAATGTTCCAGAGCCGCCTGTGTTTGTAACGTTAACAGTAATGCTACTGTCTAATGTAAGCGCGGTAATTTGACCCAGCATAAAGTTAGAAGGCGTACCTGTGTTAGTTACAATTACATATTCACCAACGTTAAAATCGCCAGAGTTAGTTACTGTAAATGCTTTAGATCCTGTGCCAATTGTGGTAGATGTAGCAGAGGTTACGTTAAGGTGAGACCTTCCCTGAACTCCTTGAGTTCCCTGGGTTCCCTGTGTGCCTTGAGTACCAGTTGTTCCTTGGGTACCGTTTGTTCCAGAAGTTCCCTGGGTACCTGTAGTTCCCTGCAGGCCTGTGGTACCTTGGATGCCTTGGGTTCCCTGGGCGCCTGTTGTACCTGTTGTTCCTTGGCTAGCGTTTAACCACGCAGTTCCGTTCCAAGTCCTAAGGTAGTTAAGAGTAGTGTCATAATAGACCTGACCAAGTGAAGGTGAGGATGGGGCGGTAGAGAGGTTCTGAATTACAGGATTCAGTAACTGGTTTTGCTTTAAATCAATACCAGTAAGAAAAATACGTGCCATTGTCTACTGTCTCCTTAAGATAGGTACGCTGTGCCAGAGAATCCGCCTGAGAAGGTTACTTGTAGTGAATTTAGGCTTAAATAAGCTACTTCTCCTTCAACAATACTACCAGCGGAATCTTCAATTGTAAGGTTAGGGTAAAAATTTAAATTATGATTAATTGTCCACACCGTTGATGGTGAGCCTTGTGTATACACATAAGAAGTCTTTGGTGTTGTTCCTTGAACGCCTTGTATACCTTGTACTCCTTGAGCTCCACTGCCAGCAGGTCCTTGAACACCTGCGGGTCCCTGAAGTCCTGCAGCTCCGCTCGGATTTATGTACCAATAATCATCAGCTCCACTTCCCGTTACCGCGGTAAAGGAGATGCCCATTACCCCATTTTCTGGGTTATAGTTTGTGATTATTCCATAAAATGCCAAACCATACACATTTTGAGAAACACCGATAATAGTATCTCCTACTGTGTACGCTAGGCCTTGAGCTCCAGAAGAGTCAGATGTAACAATACCGCTATGTATATTTGGGCTTATAGATCCTCCAGTAAATATAAGTGCAGAGTATTTATCCGCGGAACCTTGTATGCCTTGAACACCAGCTACTGCATAAACGTTTGTTCCAGGTTGAGGTATAACGTTTATAGCTTGCGTTGCTTGAACTGGTGCTGGGGGATTAGGGGCGGCTATTACTGTTGGAGCGCCTGGGATTACTGATATCGAGGAAGGTGTGGGCGAAGTTATAGTGACTGGATTACTAGTTTGTGGTACGACAATTATAGGGCTTGAGCAGGTGCACCCAGGGCCCCAGTTATTACCGCAACCGCAATTAGTCAAGTGTCACCTGCTGTATGGTGAACACCTGCCCACGAATGTAGGTATGCTCATAGCTAGAGTCTGTATTAGAGGTCATTTGCAAATCCCAGAAACCTCGCACAGGTAAATAGGCTGTTTGCTGTTTCGTTAAAGCTAACTGAACTCTGCTTAAAGTAGAACTTGTAGAAATTATTGTGGGTGTAAATGTTGCATACAGTGATGGTGAGTTAGGATATGTACGGATTTGAGCCGAAATTGTGTAGCCAGTTACATTAAATGGGAAATCAAACTCAACTGAAAAAGAGTCTCCTTGATAGATAACAAGGTCATAAATTGACGCGTAAGGGGGTTGCGCATTGCGACCAGTTAGGTCATTATTAATGTAAACGCGCTCTGGCATACGAGCATCGTCTACTTCTTGACCCATATAAATAGGAACAAACTTATTAGTTGTGCGTGAAGTGCGAATGAGTGTGCCCATCTCTATGCGCCATAGGCCAACATTGAGCTGTGAGCAGAGCATTCGATACTGGTCCCAGCGTCTCTGAATAATGTCAGTTAACTGCTGGTAGCGCTGTGCTCTTGGTATTACCACGCCATCTGGAGCGGTAATATTAATATCAAAAGCAGTATCAGTGGCAAGAGCCCAAAGCGCCTCAATAGATGCAAGAATTGCAACGGGGTACTCTTCTACTGGGGGAATTGTGCTTATTGTTACCAAAGATCCATATGCGTCTGTTCGGTTATATGTGTGCTCAGTAACAGCATCATTTACAAAGGTAGTAATATCATCATCTGTAAAATAGCGGTAATTAGTTCCAGATACCGCAATCGGACCTCCAGTGTAGGGTGCCACATTAAAAGTAATAATTCCAGTATTTTGTTGTAATGTGTAATCTGTTGGATTTGCCAGAGGGTTGTTATCAATTGTTACATAAAGTGTGGCTGGATCTACAGGATACTTTCCAAGAGGAAAAACTGTAGTAGTGCCATCACCAGTAGCTGTGAAGCTAAACTGTGCTGGTTGGTCGCCTATCTCCAAGCGAACTCGTGAAATCAAATCTGATAATACGGCCACCAAAACTCCTTAAGCTCTATAGGTACTATGATGTCGGAATTTTGCAAAAAAGTCTGTACAAACGAAAAGAGCGCGCCAATAAAGACGCGCCCACTTCGCTAAGAATGTCTTAGATAACGCCCGCTAAGTAGCCTTTTTCTTTAAGGTGCTGAGCAACGTGTTTTGTAACTTTATACTTGACACCAGCTTTAAAGCTGTAGCTATTTCCTTTACCAAGAGTCATGTTTTCAAGGTCTTGGATCACGCGGATTTCTACACTAGCATCGTCTTCTGACCCTACTGTAACGGGGTCATCTACAATAACTGTAGCGCGGTTAGGTTTAGTTGCGTCAATAACTTCGGTCTCTAATTGAACCTTTGCTTGAGCTGTCACCATAGACATCTCAGCTGCACGTTCCTGTTGTGCTTCAATGCTCTCTTTTAGCATCTTTTCACGAACACGGCCCGTTACATCTGTGGGTTTTGCATTTGCCATTATATTTCTCCTAATTAATGTCTCGATTAGATAAGGCGGGGATTTTAAGTCCCCGCCCTTTAAGCAATATTAAGTTGTAAGGGGTTTCTTAATTTGTTTCAATTACTACGACGCTCTGGTCAGTAATTAGACCGAGGCCGAAGATTGAGTACCAAGCAAGAGCGTGCTCACGGCCGAAGTCCAAGATACCGCCATCGCGGAGCTCGACTGGAAGTGAGATAGCGTGACCAAATGCGTTGTCACCGATCATAATAGCTGAATAGCGATCTGATCCGCCATTACCTGTGAGGGTGTTAGGTGTTGTGTAACCGCCGCCAGGAACAACAACTGGGTTAGCAACTGTTGAGTCTGCTGTGTAGTTTGCACCAGCACCACCAGGAACGTGAAGAACCTGTGTTGTTTCGATGAATACTACGTCATAGAGGCGACCAATTTCACCAAGCATGAAGTTACCAGGAGCAGCGTACTTTGTTACTTCGATGAACTCAGGGTTGTCACGAAGTGTACGTGATTGGTGTGGGTGAACGAAGCAGACGTAGGTCTCTCCCAACCTTGGGATGTTCTTGGTAGCAAGGGTCTCAACTGTGTCCTTGATAACGTGAGGTGTCAAGTAGCTTGAACCTGTCATCGCTGCACGGTTTGCAGCAAAGGTGCCGTATCCGTACCAGTTGTTAACTGCTGAAGAGATAGATGAGCGATCTTCACCGTAAAGTGTTGAAGAAGCTGCATAGAGTGTGTCGCGTGAAAGCTGATCGATGTAAACAGCCATGTTACGACCGAGAAGACGTGAAGCAGAAGCCATAACGTCATCGAATGAAGCGTTCAAAAGAAGCTCAGAAACAGCAAGAGCATAACCATGCTCAGCTACTGTGATTGAGAACTGTTGAGCGGTAAGAGCGTTAGTCTGCATACGGACACCTTCAACGAGAGGTGAAGCGAATCCGAGGTTGTTGTAACGCATGAAGTTGATCTGAAGACCAGGAGCTACTCCGAGCTCTGTCTTCTTTACTGCAAATTGCTCAAAGCGAAGGATAGGCATAGCCTGGAACAAGATTTCCTTGGACCAGATTGTCTGAATCGCTTGAGTCAATTGGGTGTTTGTACCTGAGTACGCTGTAGGTGCGGCAGCTAAATTGCCTGTTCCTGTAATTCCACTAGCCATTTAAGGTAGTTTCCTTTCGAGAGTGTTCAATGAACGTGGTTGATAGTTGTAGATACTAGTAGGTTTTAGTTGATTAAGTGTTATCCCAAGATTCCAGTGGTCTTACCTTGCGCTCGAGAGCTCAAGATACTTCCACGGATTTTTGCGTATTCGTTCATCGGCATAGCTGCAATATCTGCTGCTGTAAACTGACGTGATTCCGAATTGTTTTCCAGCGGTCCATTGCCTGGCAAAGTTGCTCTTACGCCTGGCATTTCTCTACGCTGTTGCTGGATAGCAGACTGCGCAGATTCCAAGATACTGTTAGAACGCTCAACTAAACTCTCGATGCTTGCACTAATCTCTTCAGGAGTATTGCCCTGAACGTAGTCAAGTAGTTGCGGAATGATGTTATCGCGGTTCTGCTCAATAGCTTGGGTACGAAAAGCTTGCAGTTCTGCAAACTGACGTTCACGCTCCAGGAGAGCGAAGGCTCGTTCACGCTCATGGCGCTCACGCTCCAACTGCTCTTTCAACTCTTCAGCAGTAAGCTTTGCAAATTCCTTAGCGTCGAGTTCTTCCTCTAGCTTTGTTCGTTGCTTAGCTTCTTGTTCAGCAGCTTCTTGAGCTGCCTTCTCTGCCTTAAGAGCTGCCTTTTCTTCACGTTCTTTCTTAATGATTGCAAGTTCTTCCTTGAGACGTTCAATCTCTGGGTACAACTTGTCTTTCTCTTGAGAACGAACTTTTGCTAAGTCCTCTTCAGTGTAGAACTTAACATTTTGCTCAGAAGTAGCAGCAGGCGCGTCAACGCCCTGCACATTTACTACTGGAGCTATTCCTGATTCTTCTGCAAAAGCAGAGATCATTTGGTCTGCAGTTTCTGACATACTTATATCCTTTTATCCTAGGGGTCGTTTTCCAAATGCCTTGCGGCGTATCACGTATGACCTAACTTGTTGTTATAGTCTTTATTTTGACAATTTAATTACAAATTGTCTGCATAAAGGCTTTTATTTTTCGTACTCTTGTGGTATTCGTCTCTGAGGGAGTTTCGTACCATAAGCATCAGTTACTAGGCGGCTGCGGAGTTGTTGGTCTCCAAGCTGAGCGGCCATAGTGGCTTCATCCAAGATCACTGGTTCCTCAGGAGTCATTGGCATTTCTTGGCCTTCTGGGCCAGTAGAGTTCATAGGTGTAGAAGGTGCTCCAGCGCCACCAGGCATAGCGCCTGTGATTGCTGCAATATCCTGCTCAATTTGAGTATTGATAAGTTTGAGGGCTCCATCAGCCATAGCGTCATCTTGTAGCTCTTGACGAATTTCTGTAAGCTTCTCAGCAGGGAAAGGCTCACCAAGGGTGCGCAAAGCGCCTTCTTTAGACTCAAGGCCAAGTGACAATTTAGTCTGAACCTCATTAAGAGTGATCAACTTGTCAAGAGGAAGTGGCTGTTCAAAGTGAACGTATGAGCGGAAAGTAATAGGGTCATTAAGATCCAACTTAGGAAGCTGACCTGGCTTCAACGGCACAGTGTTTGTG